TTTTTAGTAAAATAGATAAGATGTACCTTTGATATAGTTTGTGAGCCTGTGAGTAATTTTATAGATGGAGTTATGCGGTGTTTCTCGACATAAAACTACATACTAAATAAGTCAGACTATAGATTTTACATTAGCATGATCATCTAGTATTCTAATCATACCTGTTTTTAGATCTTCCATTACTGTACTTGTATAATCTCATAGAGTACAATAAGTACATTGTTCTTTTTCTGTAGTACCTCCAGTAGTCCAGATAGCATCAGTTAGAATAGTTTTTAGTTTAGATAGTTGCATAGATGGTAGAATAAGTAATAAATATTAGTAAAAAATAACTTGGGCGCTGTTTGTATCAGTATATGTAGTAGTTCAATCTTTCATTTTAATTTCCACTCTAGTATACTCTCAATTACATACTAATAATATATCGGTATATTTTTTTCATCTATACATTACATAAAATAACATAATACATACCTTAATAATAAATAGTAGTTTGATAATTAGAATAGTCTGACTTACATAAAAATGTTTTATCTGATATTCTTGTATTGAGTACCACACTCGGGTGAGTTCGACTATTAGTGTCTTGCGGTAGTCTTTATCTAACTGTATGATCTAAGTATAAGAATAACTTTATAAATTACAAGAGATTTTTTGTAATATTATCTATCTACCTTGACACTAATTCATAAAAAAACTTAATACAATTCTCACTTTGATCTTCAATGGGTTTTCTTTTTTCTTTTCGGTATTCATATACTTTTATTATGCTTATATTATCTGTTTTTACTCTTGCAAATTTAAGTCAGTGTCTTTCTTCTATCCAATCAAGTATATCTCATATCATAACTGGGTGTCAGATTACTAAACATCAATCTAACATTTTATCTGCATCTTGTCGACTTCATACGTTTTGACAGTTATTTCAATCTTTATTTATCATTCTTAAATGACTAGATTTCTTCCACGCTTCTTTGTCTTTCGATCTTTCTGAAAACCAAGCTGACACAAATAGCATTATACTACGCTTATAATTTGTATTAAACACAGGGTTGGTCTTTATTTGGCATCAAAATGATACTGTCTTATCTGCTACTACTTTGTAGATCTTATCAATCATATCTTTTTTAGTCATAGGTTTATAAATTATAAATTAAATCTTCTTTATGCCTCTTTTTTTAGTCTGCCATAAGATAGTCTTGGGGTTTTCTTTTGTCTTCTCTGATTTAGTAGTACCATCACTATAGACTATGATAGTTATTCAGTTGTCTTGTGATATTCTATCTATGATTGTTTTAGGCTTTGTTTCCATTAGTCTTGAAGTTTATGTAATAAATCATGGGGAATTTTAACTAGTCTGCGTTTTAATACACATTAATCTGATCATGTCATTTGTATAGGGTAGGTAAGTAATAAATATTATGATAATTGGTTAGTCTAATTGATATATTATTATCTCAAATTTATTACCAATCTTTGCTTCAATATCCACTAATGATCACTCTGATATATTTTTTCATAGATTAAATCAAATAGAGATAAGACGTTTTACTAATTCAAAACTAACATTTTTATTGATCTGGTGTATCTCTTGACTTATAATATTTCTATGTGTTTTGTTTTCTGGGGTATTCATCAGGTAAGTAATGTAAGTAATAAATATAATTATATCCCTAGATATTAAGATTGCAAGGGATTAATAAAATAATAGCTGACATATTTTCTGGTATCTCTCAAATCATAGTGTCATTACATCTTCAATAGTTCTTCAATTAAGCGTTTTCTCAATAGTATCGTTTAAGTGATCAATGTATCATATTTCATCAATCCTTCATTTATCATTTGCAATATCAATTAAACATTGATTAATTATCATGGCGTCCATAATTTGGTGGCTGTGCATAATATGATCTCTGATTGATTGAATAATTTGATGATTAATAGAGTTTTCTAATGAAATTTGTTCTTGTGATTTCATTATGTATAGTATAAAAATAAACAGTTATTTTCAGAATTTCGCTTTGTTTTCCTTTTCCTTTTGCTTTTGCTCTATGCTTTTTGTGAAACTATATGAGTATGTTGTAATGTCAAATCTAGCCTCAATGGTTCTCTTTTTTATTGGTCATCTAATTTTTGATACTGTAAACTCAGTTATATCTGTGTCGTCATCTCTCTCAATCTGTATGACTATGTTTGCAATCTGTTTGATACCAGTAGATCACTTAAATGAATTTAGTGTCGGTCTTCATGCTCATATAGATCAATTATAGTGTGCAATAATAAACACCGCTACATCTCTTTTTCTTGCTATCTCGTTTATTGCTTTCATTGCATTTTCAATCTGTAGATCCATCCTTGTCTGATTGTTGTCGAACTGGAAGTAGTGGAGATGATCTATAAAAAAAACTCTTGTCCCTCTGTCACATTCCTCGCTCATCAACGCAACCATATCATCAATAGTAACATCTTTGTCTTTATCTAAGTCGGTGATCTGATTTTGTGATAATTCCTCAGCTGACTCTATTATATCATCGAGTATATCTTGATCAAAGTTTTCTCATCATGAATGTGTATATTCTCAATTGATAAACTTTATCCACTCTATTTTGTTTTTTCATTTTTGTACCCTACGCTGATTTGTTGTATAGAATATATCCTCTTTAGCATTATCTTCTAATCTATCCTCTAATGAATATCTTGTAACTCTCACACCAGCACTAGATAAGTTATTAGCTATCTGATTGACAAATGTAGTCTTACCAACTCATGTGTCTGCTCAAATAAGATATACTTTTCAACCATATATGCCTCACAAGAAACCATCCCATTCATTCCGTCACCATTTCATTATCTTTTGCGGATTTGTGTCAATAAGCTCATGAAATCACCTCATAATCCTATCTGCCTGTGATATATGTTTTAGTTTTGTTCCTCTCTCAAATTCAAGCTTTTCCTCTTGTTCTTTTTTCTCGATCTTTTCAATTTCTTTTATCTGTATTGATCTATTAAACTCTTCGGGTATAAGGTCGTCACAAAACTCAGTAAACCATCTTGCAATATCTCATTTACTGTTTCAGTAGAACTGACACCATTGTATCCATGTAGGTCATCCATCTTTTGCAGATCAAATCTTATCATTATGATCAATCCACGCTCAAGTGCTTTCACCATTAACTCGTATTTGTTCAGATCAATTGCTATTCTTTTTATATTCAATTCTCTCTCATCTTACTAGTCTTGATCAACTTAATCTGTCAAGCATATATCTACTAGACTGCATACTCATAAGCTCCCATATATCTCTTGCCTTAGTTACTACAATCTTTTTTATTTCTTGGTGTTCTTTTATTGGATCGGAATATGAAAATGCTGTCATCATGTCGCTCTCATTATATCTTACATCATCACAATACAAACAAGTTATCTTGTATGGTTCTCACTTGTTATGATATGTTCATGGCAGTCTTAACACTCTTGCTGTATCACTACATATTGCTTGATCTCAATGATAATACTCACGCAATCATCTATTCACCCTCTCCCAGTTTTCATTTGTAGCATCTTCTGCGAAATAGTAAATATGGTACGACTTGTTACTCTCTATAACACAAGATGGCTTGATTGGTGCATTATTAATCAAGTTCATTTGATTTTCTTTCGGCAAATCATCGCACTCTACAATCCAAGCATTTAGATTAGTTACTGTACTTTTTGATCTTGTTCAGTGTTGCATAGAATTTACAGAAAAAAACACACCAGCACCAGAATCATTTAGTGTTTTAATTAGTGATCGGTCTACTCAATCAACAGCAAACTTTCTCGCAAGTGATTGATCCTTTGATCTATCGTCAAAAGTCTGGATTGTGCAGTCTTTGAAGTTTGGGTATGTTTTTATAAAATCTTTTAGTTCCATTGCAGTAAGTTATAGATAAATTATTTATTTACTCGTTTTTGTAATCAATTAGATTGCTTTATAAACTCGTAGAACGTAAACCTATGTTTATCATATCATTTTGGATCATTTGTTTTTGCCCTATTTTTCGTGTCTTGTGTATATTGATCTACTGCATACTCAAATTCCTCAACTGTATATTCTTTTACTACTCTTGCTCGTTCTTTTTTTATTTCTTTTGTGATCTTCATTGTTTTCTTAAATCAATCAATTCAGTTTCGAGTTTCAATAACCTCCTCAATAGATAAGAAATTATTGTTCTTATCATTCTTACTATTCTTATCATTCTTAGTTGTTGTTATTTGTTTGTTATTTGTTTGTTGTTGGTTTGTTATTTGTTTGTTATCTTCGTTGTCTCAATCGTTGTAATCACTGTATTTAACTAGTGTTATTAGCGTATATTTGTTTGTTGATTTCTTCACCAATTCTCATGTGTTTTCTAACTTAGTTAACGCTGTTCTTATTTGTTGTTGTGATAGTTTTAGTTCTATTGCTAAATGCTCAATACTAGTTATAAAACTTCACCTATCTATATTTATTCACTGCCAATTCTTATCAGCATGGTTTGCTTTTAATAAACAATGAAAAAATAACCTGACTACATTTCAGTTTGTGTATCGTTCTCGCTCTGTGATCTTCCTATGGATCTTAATTCGTCAGGTCATTACAACTTCAGATATAAATAAAAACGTGGCTCACCCTCCCAGATGATAGTACCACGTCCTTATTTATAAATGTAATTGTTGGAGGGTGACTTTCGACTATCGTTGGAAAGATAAAAAGAGTATAAGAAAAAAAATAAAAAAATCAAGACCAAAATCAAAAAAAAGTCAGACTTTTTAATTTTTATATCAAAAAACCCTGCGTAACTTTACAGCGTACAGGGTATTAACAATAAGTATCGTATGGTGTCATGACTTCCCGCTCACCTGTTAATTCAGGATTCCCTCTTTAAGCATCGTGGAGAGGCTTGGTCGATCAGTGAATATAATATAACGATAAATTATAAAAAATCAAGTAATAAAAAAGCCCCACCTGGTGCGATTCCTTTCGGAGTTCGGTATGGGGACTAACAAATTATTTACTTGTCCGATCCTAGAATTAAAGACAAGTTAGGCATCGTCTATGATTAAAATAGTTTGGTCTTTTAATCAATCAGCTCACGAACTCTAGTAATCCGCCAACCGCTCCTCTACTCATTACCAACTTATAGTAAAGGTTTACGATTGGTTGTGCATACACTATAATGATAAATAATAAAAATACAATACCTATTTGTAAAAATCTATTGCAATTATAAAACTTTGGATTACAATAGGGTATGAAAATATCTGATAAAATACAAATCAAAGTAGATCAAAAGATCAAACAAAAGCTATACGCTATTGATTTGAAATACAAAAAGATTGAAATTAAAAATCAAGAACTACTGGAGATCAAGAAACAAAGAGATATTGATAGAGCAAAAAGAGACTCAATAAAATGGTGAGAAAACCAAGAAAGAAAGACACAGGGTAAAGCATTGAAACCTAAAAAGATAAACCGAGTAGAGAAACTAGATGAATTACGATCAAAATATATAAGATGAAAATATTGATTAGTATGTTATACTTGTTGAGGTAGAGATCATATATGATGCTGACACTACATAACTAGAACTAAACGATCGTTAAGACGAAACGAAAACAACACAAGACCTCAATGATTCTACTGCTGTAATGCTAAATTCTCGTGAAACTGAAAACCTATTGAGTTTGAAGCAAAACTTAAAAGCGAGTGAGTAGATGTAGAAGAACTAAAAAGAATAGCATTAAGCGAGAATAATAAGCCAAAGGAGTTCGAACTCAAAGCACTATATGAAATATTGCTAAGTCAGATTTAATTAATTATCAATAATACTTATGAAAGAATATAGTATAAAATTATGATACCCTTATTTATTACTTTGGTGCGTTAATTTTGCTTGAGCTTTACATGAATGATGATTTTGGTGGATATTATTTAACTTATTCTTACCATTAGAGCTTTGATCTAAAATATATCTTTTATTATTTTAACTACATACCAAATGCCACCAAAAGGAAACAACACATCATCTTCTATTCGTAAGTGATCTATGAAACAAGAAGAAATAAAAAAGATTGCTAAGGAACTTACAAAAGTACCAGAGATCATTGAAGAAGTACAAGCACCAGCTATTGAACCAGTAGTACATTGAGACTATGAAGTTATTGCAGCATACATTAAAGCTCATTGTGCAGTACATGAAACATTTACAGCTACTAGTGAAGATCTACTCAAAATGATCCCACAAAACAAAAGAGCAACTTCTATTGCTGCAAACTTCAATATAGTCCACTGACTATCATATAGAAAAACAGAGTGAGAAAATAACAACGATACTTATGTATTCTTTGTAGAACCCACTAGAGAAGAACTTATTGTAATGCTTACTAGTGCAGAGACTAAGGTGATTGAGTTAGAAAAAGAGATGGAAGAACTAATCGTAGAAAAGAATAAGATCGTGACAGAAAACTATGAATTAAAAAATAAACATAGTAAATATGTAAAAGAATCTACTCAAAGAGATAGAGCATATAATTTAGATCTTAAAAGCACACAACAAGAAAAACACGATCTCCAGTCAGACTTATATAATATTAAATATCAAAGAAATCGACTATTATTCCTTGCAATCCTCCTATTTATCTATATACTGATTAGTAACTACTATGGCTAGAAAACTAAGTAAACACAATGAACAATGTAACGAGATATTGAGACTATATAATCAAGAGATCATAGAATCAAACTGATCAGTAATTCTTATAAACACTAGAACACAAGAAACAGTAGCAACAGTAGGACGACAAAGCATAGTAAATACTATAATCGACTATCATGAAACCACATGAAAACAAGATCCCACTCAATAACCACATAAAAGCCTTTGAGTGTTTGCAAAACTATGTAAAGGATAAAAACATTAGAGAGATATCTCTCTTGGAATACTCCCAACGACTACAAGAAGAAATAACAAGACTATGATGAGACTTTGATTGAGCAAATATGCAAGAACAAACAAATAATTTATTGAAAATCAAAACATCAATCCATCACATGATGAGAAAGGAAGAACGAGTAACGAGAAAAAATATAGGATATAGATCGTAGAATATCATTTATCATTAAACCAATAGTAACATGTGTGACGAAACTTATGGAGAAAAACTAGTATCAATCAATTATGATTATACAAAAGACGACGATGTAGCAGAAATCAAATCACTATACGCAAGTATAATTGATAAATTAAAATCTAGTAGATTTGAAAAAGATACTAATGTCACAATTGAATCTCATTCAGAGAGACAACGCTATATTAGTATTGCTATTACAGAAGCTCAAACAGCATGTATGTGGGCAGTAAAAGCAGTAACAGCAAAATAAATCACCAGTCAGTAGAGTAATCTACTTTCTTATTACTAGTGTGTTGTGTTGACGTGGTGCAATCATAATCCGTAGACACCTACCCTTGGATGATATAACCACTAGTAATAAGTCAGATTTTATAAATTATAGAACAAATGTGATTAATAGTAAACTACATGATATGAGACATAACACAACACACTTGTTGATCAGATTATAAAGTAATAGGCTATGAATATATAGAGTCAAGGTGAATAAGATATATATGTTTATGAAATTGATCAACAGAATATCAATATTTCTATGAATATGAACTAAAACCATCAGGACAATCAAGCGTGATATGATTCCAATCGCCCAAAGCAAGTCAGACTATTTAATTATCAATACAGACAATATGGATCAAGAACTATCTTATATTATAAAAGACGTAAGATCTTTCCTTGAAGAATCTAAAGAAATCAATAGTATAGAAGATAGAAAGAAAATATTACATTACTGATCTCGACAAAAGTATAAAACACTGCGACTACAAGAGAGATTATTAACTTATATCCAAATCAAAGGCAAGAGTACAAAAGAAATAACAATCTATGATTTTATGATACGACTATCACACAATACACCATGTTAGAATTTATCTTTACACAAGACGATCAAGAACTATATAAAGTCTCTACAAAGGCTATAGGTAATTGAGGTGATTGATTTACAAGATGAGAGAAGAGATTATACACTAGAATCCTTAAACGATATAACGAGAATAAGAACTTTGATACTATCACTGTAATACTAAGACATAATTGAAAGGCTATAGGAGTAAATATAAAAATAGACAATCTATTATTCGAATGAGATAACTTTGAAAACTATATAGCTCACCTATTTAGACAAACAAGATGAATACAAAGACAAATGAATACTGATTGAGAATTTAATCTTAACAATGTAGTAAATGAGTAGAACAGATAAAGCAAAGAATATATGAAAAGTAGCAGAGGTAATAGCAGAAAATCCCCATGCTACAATTAGAGATATTGCGAAAGAAGCAGATATATGAATATGAACTGTACATAGAGCTAAAACAGAACTGGAACAAACTGGAACTAAGGACGAAACTATTGCTTATATAGTATGATCTTCAAAAAGAAACCTAAAGAATATATCCAAAGCTAACGAAGCTATGACTAAAAAGTTATTGAAAGAGTATCTTGATTCTGATTGAGAAGAATATACTGTAAAGGAAGATAAAGACGTTAAAGAGCTCATCCACCTACTAAATAAAATTTCAGCTATATCAAACGATGACTTAAAAAGGATAACTGTTTTATGATGAGACTTAACAAACAAAGACTGATGATTAATTGTTAATACTATTTCATTTTCCGATCTACCTTAATGGAATTATATATCCCACATAAATATAAACCAAGATCATATCAATTGCCTGTATGGAAAGCTAGAGAGAATTGAATCAAAAGAGTTATAAAGGTCTGGCATCGTAGAGCTTGAAAGGATAGAGATGATCGAAATAATATGATACATAAAGCATGGAAAACTCCATGATTATATTTCTATATCTTCCCAACACAATCACAAGCAAGAAAAGCTATATGGGATTGAATGGATGCTAATTGATTTAGATACATAGATCATATCCCCGAAGAAATCACAGTAAGAAAAGATCAACAACAAATGAAGATCGAAATGATCAATTGATCTATTATACAGATCGTAGGTACTGAATTATGACAGATTGATAGACTTGTCTGATCTAATCCTATATGAGTACAGTTTTCTGAATACTCCCTATCTAATCCGAGAGCATGGGATCTTATTAGACCTATCTTAGCAGAGAACTGATGATGGGCTTGATTCAATTATACACCTAGATGACGTAATCATGGATATGATCTATTTATGTTGGCTAAAGATAACCCAAAGCGAGAAGTAAGTCTATTAACAGTCGATGATACTTGTAGAGAGGATTGAAACCCAATTATCTCAAAGGAATATCTACAAGAAGAGCTTGATATGTGAATGGATTATGATTTATGGTTACAGGAATACTACTGTAGTTTTGATGCAAGTGTCCAATGAGCCTACTACTCTAGTAACCTCAAAAAGATGGACGAGGAAAATAGATTCTGTTCTATTCCTTATGATCCTGCTTTAGATGTACATACATTCTGGGACTTGTGAATATCAGATGCTACAGCTATTATATTTGCTCAGATCTTTGGTAAAGAAGTAAGGATTATAGACTATTTAGAATCTAGCTGAGAGTGAATGGATTATTATATCAGACAACTAAAAGATAAAGGCTATAACTATTGAAACCACTATCTACCACATGATGCAGAAGCTAGAGAGTTGACAACATGAGTATCAAGAGTAGAAACAATGAGAAATAAATGATTAGAGAATATAAAGATAACACCTAGATTATGAATAATGGATTGAATAGATCAAGCAAGAGCAATGTTTCAAAATCTATGGATTAATAAGGACAAAGCAGAATACATTTATAGATGTTTGTGACAATATCATAAAGAATATGATGAGAAAAGAAAGATATTCAAAGATCATCCAGAACATGACCGATCATCTCATTGAGCTGATGCATTTAGATATTTAGCTGTTAATTATTCATCACTACTGTGAATAGGTAAAAAGAAACAAGTAATTATATCACAACCAAACCGATCAAAATCACTATAGTTGCAGATTTTCCATTTTTATATATAAACAGATTAATTATTTCTAATCTCTAATATGGAAAATACAGAATTTGAAAAAGATATTATCAATAAGGTGAAATCAGAGTATGAAGCTGGTTTCTCTTTTGTGTCTAATAAAAGAACTAGGATTGATGAGAGGTATGAACTTTATAATAATATTGCAGATCAAGATAAGAAGATCTATGATAGATTAGTCAAAACAATCGTAAAGGTACAGAAGGCTCTACATGGGAAGAAAGACCTTGAGGTAGATTTCTTACATGTTGGTAACTATGATAGCTATGATCTCAAGCTATTACAAGCTCTTGCAGAAAAAGACTTTAGAAAGACTAAGAGAGCGAGAAAAAACAAACTAAAGATTGAAACTATTGCAGTCGCTTGATGTTCTATTGAGTTACAGGCATGGAATAATGGAAGAGTAGACAATATCTTAGTAGACCCGAGAACATGGATACCTGACCCTGACTATAGTCTAAACTTTGGTTATAACTTCCACTGATTTGAACTAGAAGTAACAAAAGAAGAATTATCTTATGGGTGATTCTTTAATATAGATGAGATCAAAACTAAAGCAGATATAAATGTGGAGAAGTTGATTAATCAAAAGATCAAAGTATGAACAGAGAAACGAAATAGAGAAGTACAAAGACTAAGAGATCTACAACCAGCGACAGACTTCAACATTTGTCCTATCTATATGCACTTTACTAGATACGAGTGAGTACCTTATAAAGTATTACTAGCTAATGAAAGAGCATTAACATTGTCTATTGAAGAAATCACACCAGTAAGAAAAGAACAAGAGGATAATCCTATGGAAATTGACTATCCAGTTACTGTGACATACTTTAGTGATAATCCTGATGATGTATTTGGTGAGTCAGTGTTTGATCTACTGGAGGATAAGCAAAGAATGCGTCAGATCTTTATGAATCTTAACTATCTCAAGGCTAAAGCAGAAGCATGATTCGATACTTACTTTGTAGATACTGAAGCATTAACAAATATTAATGATCTACTGAATCCCAATGAGAATTGACCAACTTATGTATGATATGATGCTAGGATTAATCCAGAACCTGTAAGAGTACAACAAAGAAACAATATAAAGCAAGACTCATATAATGTGCCTGATATGTTGAAGAGTGAAGCATTTTATAGTGTTTGACAAGATACTTCATCAGTATGAGTAAGTGGATGAGCCTGAGTAACAGCGACAGAGAATGTAAGAAACCAAAAGAATGCAAACTTGATGACTATGTTTACAGAAACATATATTGCGGATGCAGAGGAAGACTTTTGGATGAAATGGATTGAGGAATATGCTAGAAATATGGAAGATCCTATTGATGTTACTGTTAGTGTTTCTTGAGTATATAAGAAAGGAACGATTACTAAAGAGAAGATCGCCAAACTAATTAACAATATAATTGTAAGAGCTAAAACAAGAGACATCGAGAAGAAAGAGGAGAAAAAACAATTTCTCACTATGTATTGATCTATGTTCTATCAAACAGCTCAGACACAATTTACAAAATATAATATCCTAAAGAATATTTGAGAATGTTATTGATTAGATGATTACTTTTTAGAGGAAATACTTGAAGAACCATACGAACTGATCAAAGGTAAAATGGATGTTGAGCTTATCAATAACAATATGAAACCAGATGATATTGATCTTAATGAGGATCACTTGGCATTCCTTACGCTACTTAGACAAGCTGATGACAGTCCGTTAAAGTATGAAGCGATCACCAAAAGGCTACTAGCTTATGTAGAGACCAAGAAAGCCCCACAACAAGTAGAGTGATCAAATCCATTACAACAAATGAGTAACATTGCATCTAATGTAGCAACCAATAAACAAATGGAAAATCAAGCTCCATCTTTACAAGATAACACTATGTAATGACAGAAAAACAAATCAAAATCGAGATGCAAGTACTAGAATCTAGTATTGGATGGAAGCTCCTACAAGATAAAATAGATTCAAAAGTTGCAGAAATTCTAAAAATGTTTATAAACTGACCACTAGAGTGAGCAGATGAGAAAAAATATAGCAAAGTAAATATATTGCAGATGCAATGTAGATTACTAGAGCTAGTAAAATGACTACCTAGTGAGATCATTAAATGAAATATAACTTATGATCAAGTTGATTTAAGTGATAGACTGTAAGCTGTTTAGATTGTGTGGTTTATATCACGCAATCAATAACCGTTTATCGGCAGGGGACACCCTATTTATCATGTAACAACTAACTTCAATGGAAAACAACGAAGCAGTCAATGATGAGACTCTAAACACATCAACAGAAGACACAACTGTAGAAAATAAGTCAGACAAGTATTCTTGATTATCAGAAGAGGAGAAGAAAATCCTTGAGAACGATAAAATCAAAGAACAAAAAGAAAAGACAAAAGCATATTATGAAACTCTAAGAGAAGAGAGGGACTCCTACAAAGATCTTTATCAAAAAGAACTTGAAGAGAAGAAACAACTCGAATCTAAAGTTGAGTATGACATTGCTTGTGCTCAATTCTGAGAAGCAGTGGTATCAAATGAAAAAGTAAAAGAGTATAAAGAAAAGCATCCTTGATTAAGTTATGAGGAATGTATCAAACTTGCATGAGTAGTACAAGAAAAGAAGACTCATACATCTTCTTTAGTCTGAAGACCAGCAAGAAGCTCTAACTCTAGTATGTTGATCTATAATATTGAAGACCTATGAAAGATGAAACAATCTGAAAGATTAGATATATTAAGAAGAGCAAAGAATTGAGAAGTGAAAGTAGTATAAAAAAAGGAGGGTAATACACACTGTGTCTAAATTCTTTATTATTAAATTATTTAACACATGGCAGGAAACGTTTATGAATTAGCAACAATCGTGAGAGATAATCTCCAAATGAGACTTGATGATCAATCAGCATTCATTAAATTCGCAAATCGTGAATATGAAGGTGATGTATCTATGAAAGGTCAAACAGTAAAAGTAGAATCTATGCCAGTGCAGTCTTGGTCAGCTATCTCTGATCTCGGTGCAGATATTGCAAGGTCAGCTTTTGATACTGATGTTTATACTGTAACAGTAAACCAAGCATACGGTATCAATAAATTTGTTAGAACTATTGAATCAATTAGAGCAGCTTTCAATGTTAAGGGTGGACTAATGGATGCTATTGCACAAGGTCTTACTAACCTACAAGAAACTCACTTCTTGGCTACACTAGCAACTGATGCTCCAACAGCTAACAAGCTACATGAGTCTTCAGCAGTTGCACTCGATAAAACAAACATTATCGAAGCTATCGAAGAAATGGCTACAACTCTTAACTCAAACAATGCTCCAGATACTAGAATCTGTGCTATTGATTGGGCTATTGCTCCTCTCCTTAGACAATCAGGTATCTTTGTATATACTGAGTCTGGATTGTCAGCTCTCCAAGACACAGCAGATGCTCCAAACTATGCAGGATTCGTATTTGTAGGTACTACAAGAGCTCCAGCTGGTAAGATGGTTGCATTCTCAGTAGACAAACCACACTTTATCAATCAGCTTACTGAAATGAAAGTAGTTGACTCTCCAAATGCAATCGGTTATCAGATTGTTGGTGAATCATTCTACCAAGCAGCAACCGTTGGTGAAGACGCAAAATGTATTGTTACATACAAGTATACATTGGCATAATAATAGGGGATCATTTCCCCTTATAATCAAGTGGATTTATTACTTAATTATATAGGAAATGGCATCATACAAAAGTATTTGAACTGGAGTAATCCACACAGGAGTATCAGAAGAAACAGTTAATGAGTTAGTATCACTCTGAACTGCTATAAGGATTGAAGAGGAAACAACAGAAGTAGAAGAACCAAAGAAGAAAAAAGGGACTAAATAGTCCCTCTTTAGCATTATAGATAAAAACAATGAATGTAGCTGACATAATGACAATGGCACGTCTCGACTCTAACACAAGTTCAAGCCTTACTTGATTATCTGATGCAGAGTTAATAAAAGACGTAAACATTATATATCATGAAATAGAAAATAGACTAGTAGATGAAATCTATGACAATTTATTCTATACTGAATTTACAACTAATCTAGTTGCTAGTCAATATAGGTATCAATTACCTACATCTAACTGATGAAATACTGGGCTAAAGAAGATATTGGAAGTATGAGTCAAGTATAAGGCTGATCAAACTAATTACGAACCAGTCAGACAAAAAAGATCATCACGAGTATCATGATTTGATGATAGCTCTAGGTCTGCTTGAGATAGATTTTATGATCTTGTTTGAGAATATATTGATATATATCCACAACCACTAGAGAATGTAACAGATTGACTATTTATTAAGTGAGTTGCAGATCTTCCTGATTTAACAACAACAACTGGAGAGTCTGACGTATTCCCATGACAACCAAATCTAAGACAATATCATTACCTTATTGTTGACTGACTAAAAGAGCGTATTTATAGGAAGAAATGAGAAACCAATGAGGCAAATAACGCAAGGGTAATATTTGAAGATTCTATGAAGAAAGCAATTAAAAGAATTAAAGGGAGAAACCAAGAATCCCAGCAAGCAGATTATACAACACTTTACAATCACTACGGAAAATAATGGTATATCTACAATGATTTCAATGATGAATATCTGACCACGATGTATATGTTGGTAAGAATCAAGTAGCTTATGCTGCATGAGTAGATTTGCGTGATCCTGAATATGTAAAATTAGCAATCAAACCAGTAAACCACTTTACAAAAACTTGAAATGATGAGATAATATCAATACTTCTTTGATATAACTTATACGGTACACTAAATTGATTTATTTATGATCATTCATGAAATCAAAAGTTTAGCAATGATGATTATGACTCACCATTCCCAATATGGAACATCTTACAAGCATGATGAAATATATTATATTCAACGTGAGCTACTATTTGAAGAATAAGCGTATCTGATGTATGATTAAATCGAAATACATCTTGAGATAATGATTACGTATACAATTATTTTACGTCATATATAAGAGATTGAGCAAACTATCTATTGTGATGACTATGAAACATAATCACATATCTAACTTGATCTGGAACAAATACGCCACTGTTGTCACTATCATCATCTATGGTATGTGGTATATGGCGTAGATTAAATAACTTTCAATGTTTTACGACAGATTGAATATATGCGTACTTTGATTGAGCAAATACGAATCCAAACGCATATGAAGACTATAGTTGACAATATAAATCCTCTATCTTCCAAGAGGGTATTCAATTAGTAGTAACATGAGGTAAGCCTGAATATTCGCAAGTATTTACTCCTTGATTGCAAAGAGAAATATTCGCTACAGCAAGAACACTGTCTGACGGAAAAAAAGTATTTCACTTTGGTAGATCATTGTGATGGTGAATAACATGAGATTATATGTTATGAAATGACTCATCTGATTGAGTATCAAATATAATGTATGTGATATCTAAATGATGACTGACATCATATTGAGCTAAGAAAGTATGAATGCCTAGAGCTTGGAGTATAGAGACAACAAAAAACTCCGTATGAGATGATATTGATGTGACTGCTATTAAGATAGCAACTAATACTTCATGATCGCCAAGGGTATATTTTGCTTGGAAGTCATCAACATCATTTTGAGTTGATTATATTGATTTAGATAGTACTAATTATCTACCATCATGAGAAATAAGAACACAAAAGTATACGTTCTGAGGCAAAAAGACAAAGGCTCATAAGATTAAAACAAACATCTTTAATGAAACTTGAACAAGCGTAAAACTATATGTTAGTGTAGATTGATGATCATTTGCAGAATTTGCAAATTTAAGTACTATATGAAAGAAGAAATATAATCTATTAAATCAAGCATTTGAGTGACATGAAATACAATTCAAGTTTGAGCTTATAACAACAGATCAGACTAAATCACCAAAGGTATATGACTTTAGTTTTGAACCAGTGCTAATAGATGAGTAAAAAAGAACGAGAACCGCTAACAATAGATATACCACAACAAACAATAGATGATGATGATATTGGAACTTATCGTGGCAGATATTTCGGGACATTATCATCAGAACCAAAGTATGCACAACTAGGAGATTACTATCATAATTGAACTACAATCAGATTCTTTACAGAAAGCTGACGAGTATCTTAATAACTTATACACTATGGCAACACCTACAAATCCAAATGCATTTCTATATAAGAAACCCAACAAACCATTAGTAGACCCTGAGGCTAAGAAGATATTTGATGCTAGGTTTGCCAATCAAGATAAAAACTCTCAATCATGAAATGGTGTATATACTAGTTTTGATAATAACAATTGAAAAACTACCGTAACAAAGTGAGTAGCTCTTGATGAATGAATACAGGCTAAAACCGCTTTAGATAGTGCTGTAAATGTAGCAGAAACACAAACAACTGCCCCAGAGGTACAAACTACCACACCAGTAGAAACTACAGCTCCTACAACTACTATAGAAAAAGTTACTCCAGTAACAGCCAGCATACCAACGCCTAGTAATGTAAGTGTAGATTTTCTCACTTCTCAATCTTCTTGAGATATCGCACAATTGGTAGTTGATAATAAGATCAAATATACAGATCTACAACAACTAAACAAATCCGACCCTCTAAAATATCAAGAAGTAACAGCAAACATCCAAAAGAAACAAGCAGAAGCTCAATATAATATGACATCTGAGCAATACAAAAAGAGTATGGATACATATCTATCAGATATAAATTCGATAAAAACACCTTCAGCAGATGAAAGAGTGGCTAAATATCAAGAATTTCTTAATACTCCACAATTTAATTCACTGACAAATAATTTAACTGGTATAGTTTGAAAGGTAAATGAATTGAATGATCAACTAGAGTACTTAGTTGATGATATTATTGAGCAGAATCAATGATCTAGTGGGCTACTTATCTCAGCCTTAACAAATAAGAGTAGAAAGGAGTTAGTAAGAGAGAGAAACTGACTTATTGCAGAGGCTACATTATTACAAAGTCAAATTGAACAAGTACAAGCTCAAGCACAACAAAAATATCAGATGTATGAGCAGTCTGTAGCAGAAGAAAAAGCTATGAAGTTAGAATACATAGCACAGAAGTACAATATCGACACCCAAAAAGTACAAATGGACTTTCAAGTATTAGAAAAAAGAATACAAGAAGCAGATATGGTATTATCATGAGTATCCGCAGTAAGAGCAAAAGAGGCTGATTATGCTAGAGAAATGGCAAAAGAAGACTTAAAATTCGAGAGAGAAATGGCAAAAGAGGATATAAAGTTTGAGAGAGATATGTATAAGTCACAAGTAGAAGCAGATCGTAACTTCTCTTATGACAAGGTATTAAAGAGTATGGATATTGAGAGTCAATTTGCGATTAAAGACTTTGATATTCAATCACAATTTGCAATGCTAAGACTAAAACATGAACTAGATCAGTCATGAGTGGAATATGACTTCCAAAAGATGGATGATTGAACTATTATGGCAATTAATAAGAAAAATCCATCTGATAGTAGAGTATTATGATCTAATTGAAAGCTATGAGGAGATTATCTCACTACAATCTGAACAGGTAAAATTACTAGTTACTGATGAGCTCACGATAATTACCAATGAATTGATATTGATGGTAAGATTGGCGATCCTATACCGTCTATTTGAGGTCGTGTTGTAAAGGTTGTGTCTTGACAATGAAAATCAAGTAAACCTAGCTATTGAAACTATGTAGACGTACAGGATGCTAATGGTAATATACATAGATATGCCCACTTAAATAGTGTCAATGTAAATGTATGAGATGAAATCCCATATGGTACTAGTATCTGACAAATGGGTAATAGTTGATATACAATCGCCTGACCTAATGGTGACTGATCACACCTAGATTACTCAGTTAAGAAAGCAGATTGAACATGGTTCAATGCTAAAGAAATACCTTGATATTTAGCGACAGTACAACCAAAAGACAAACTCACTCCAGAACAGTTAACGCTATTCAGTTCACTGCAAAGTATACAAACAGACATTAAGAATGATACACAATGATTTAATAGGGCAGTAGGTACTAGATGATTTATTGAAACTGTTAGAGCTAAAGTGAGATGAACATGAGAACTATGATTCTCTGTATGATCACAAGCTGGGGCATTTGCATCAAAAGTAGAACAGTTTAGAAACCTATTAACTCTACCAGCATTACAATACTTAAAATGACCAACATCAGACAAAGATATACAGTTTATTAGATCAGCACAATCAACACTATCAACTGATTTACCTGAAACAGAGTTTATAAAGATAGTAGACGAAATAGAACAAATAATGATCCGTAATTATTGAACTGATGTTGATTTGTCAGAGTTTTGATTCGGTAACTCAACACCAGCATCATCATATTTACCTAAGTAATAACATATTATGCCAGTAAAAGCACAACCAATAAGTCAGATGGAGCTATGATCAGTAATGATGGAGGCTCCTCAACAGATGCAACAATGATCACAAGTAGCGGCACAAGTTCAATCTTATCAACAGAAACAAGCTGAAAAGACTATTGATATTGATAAATTTAAGCAATGATATGCGAATGCTATAGGGAACTGATATAAATGATCAACTTCTGATTTTGCATCATCATTAACTAAAGAATGATATGTTGTATCATGATTTAGTGATTATCAGAAAAATGTTGCTCACTGAACATATAAGAATAACGCCAATAAATACTTTAGAGATATAGTGACTTCTTTTACTAGTGGCTTTAAGGATTTTGGCTCTAATATAGTCCAAAAGGCTACAGAAAGATCAGATCAGATTGGCGAAAACTGGGAAAGACTATCTGGTAAGTGATTAGGTGAATGAGCTACATTTATGGCTTGATTGGTAAAAGAATGAGCTTGATTTGTACAAGATGTAATTGGTGAAACAGTAACTTGACTAGCTAAAACTGCTTGGAATAACTTAGATCCAGTAGAGAAAACACAACTCGCTTGATACGCTGATCAGATCATGCAGTCTCCAGTTGCACAAGAGTGATTAAAACTAATAGAGCAGGGATGAGAAGCATATAAGCAGTTTGAGCAGGAGAACCCAGATGCTGCTACTTGGGTATGAGCTATTGCTAATGTATGATTAACTTATGCCGATCTTGTATGAGCTGGTCAAGCATTAAAATGAGCTAAAGCGTGAGCAATGTGAGTAAAAGAATCACTGCAACAATCACTCACAAGGTGATCCAATGCTTGGTCAGATGTAGGTAAGAAAACGGCTGATTGATTTGAAAATATCACTAGTTATGTAAAAAACATTAACAAGCTAGCACCAGAGGAAGCATCAAAACAAGTAGCTAATAAGCTATTAGAGCAAATTGAGTGAAGCAAGTATCTATGAAAGAACCTAGACAAAAAGACAACAGATGTTATTGATACACTCTCCAAAAATCCCGACTATCTACCAGATATTAACGTTGATGCTAAGGCTTTTGATACTAAATGAGCAGTACAAGCTATTAAGTCTGATATTGGATTGATCGGTGATAATTTATGACAGCTGTTTAATAAGGCTGATGAAGTAATGAAGCCAATTAAGCAAGAGGATATAGTGAGAAATGTGTCAAAGTATTTAATCAACGAGAAAAACAGAGCTAAGTATATTGCAGCATGAGAGTGAGTGTTTAATAATATAGCAGACACTGTAAATAGATTGGTTAAATCATATCCAGATGGAGTCCCAAGAAATGCTTTATGGGAAGTTAGACAATCAGTAGACGATGTTATTAATAAAATCTCAGACACTGATATACAGAAATCTATTAGATCTGATTTCCGTAAGGCTTTAGCTTCTACACTAGAAGAAAGTGTACAATATGGAGATAAAAACATTGTAAACCAAGCTATGAAAGAGATGCAAAAGAGAATTGATGCAGCTGATTATCTAAGGGATGTACTACAATGATCTAAGATCCAATGAGGTAGGCTGACGGATATTATTAGAGATGCAGTAGCTTCTGACATTGGTAAGTCTGTAGGTGCTTGAATATGAGCAGCTGCATGATGAGCACTATGAGCATGAGTATGAAGCGTACCATGAGCAGTAGTATGATATACTGTAAGTAAGAAGATTGGTAATTGGCTAGCTAAGAATGCAATCTCAAGTAGTGCAGAGCGTAAAGCATTGTCTAAGTTTATCAAAACAAACCCAAATATCATAGACGAAATCAAAGATCTAATCAAAACAATGGATAAGTCAGATGCTGAAACAGTATTAGAAAACCTATCAAAAGTAGATATTAAATAATTGCAGAAAAATAGTTTTTAGATATAACAGAACCAATGAGCAACATCCCACTATCCTCACTACCAGTAAAATGATCTTATCATCTCAATGATAGGGTTTTAATATTGAATAGTGAAGATAGTAATGATGCCTATACTATCGCACTTGATACTATTAAGAAACTACCACATACTCATACAGCGAGCGAGATTACTGATTTTGATGCAGAAGTGAGCAGCAACTCTACAGTCGAAGCTAACACAACAGCTAGACATACACACAGCAATAAAACGGTATTAGATAATACACAAGAGTCATATACTACAGCTAATAAAAGTAAGCTAGATGCTATTAATGCTATATCTCAAGCCGATCTAGAAGCTTGATCCAACTGATCTAGTTATGTTACAGGTAGTGTATATAATGCAGTAAAAACTAAATGTGCATTATATAATCTGTCCTCTCCACAGTCAGTACCATCATGATGAGTTAGAGTATTATTAAATACTGAATTATTTGATAATATTTGAGCCAGTGTTTCATGATGAGATATAACTCTTCCAGCATGAACATATTATATCTCATGACTAGTATGAATATCTTGAACATCATCTGTTATATTAAATTATCATATAACATTATGATGAATGCAAAATTGACAAGTTGGTAGAGCGTATAATAATTCAGCAAACTCAAATAGCGACTGAGTATATTCACCTAGGACTATGTTTACTATATCATCACCATCAGTGGTTGCATTAGTTGTTTGATCTTTCTCTGGTACTTGAGTAGTTGTGACAAACGCATACCTTGATATAATCAAGATTAGTTAGGTACATACAAGGCAGGTATGTACTGCCCTCCTTTTATGTATCTAGTTAATAAATATGCGAACTATCAATACAACTACTGCTACAGATCGAGATAGAGAGTCAGAGACTATAAGCAGCCGAGATAATAACTGAAATACAACAACTAACCGACAAAGTAATGAAGACATTACATCTCCATGGTTATGAATAGAATCTCCAGTACAAGAGTTACAAGAATTACAAAGAAATAATTGAGATTATATAGTTAATAACTCATGAAATATAATACTGATTCAAGTATTACAAAGAACAAAACGAATTTATTAAATAATCTATAATAATGCCAGAAGAAATAAGTGATCAAGAGGTTATCTATAACTATATAAAAGGTCTTGAGCTAGAGATTGAGGAAAGACTAGAGAAACAAGATGATGCTATTTATAAGCTATCTAAAAAATCAATAGAAAAGCAGTTTTTTGGTACTCCATCTAGTAACTTTAGTTGAGAGGTTGTCTGACCACCGTCAAGTACGACTGATTGAATTGTTTTGTTTGATTCTGTAACTGGTAAAATCTTGAAAGATAGTTGAAAGACTATCACCACTATACTCTGATCAGATGACACAACAGTACCAACCAGTAAAGCTGTGTCTGATGCTATATGAAGCTCTGGATGAGGCGATATGCTTAAATCTACATACGACACGAACAATGATTGAATAGTAAACTCCGCGCATAAAGAAATGGTCTCATTTATTAATAAGACTGGTGCGACCCTAACAAAATGAACAATTGTATACCTGAAATCATCATCATCTAGCGGGTCACATCCTGAAGCCCTAAAGGCAAACGCTACTACAGAAGCTATGTCATCTAAGACAGTATGAGCAATATATGAAGATGTTGCCAACGATGCAACTGGTTATATTGTAACAAGCGGTGAGGTAGATAATCTTGATACTTCTGCTTATACTATTGGTACAAAGCTATGGTTATCTACTACGGACTGACAAGTAACTACTACAGCCCCTACAGCTCCAAATCATGCAGTATTTATTGGAACAGTTACAAGAAGTCAGTCAACTAATGGTCGTATTCTATACGCCATACAAAATGGTTACGAACTAGAAGAATTACATAATGTGTCAAGTACAGCTTATACAGCAATACAAGATTGAGATAGTGTACTAGTGAAAGAAGTATCTACTTGATTATGGAAACCATCACTATGGTCTAATATTAAATCAGTATTGAAGACATATCTAGATACTCTATACCAGCCACTATCCACAGTCTTAACAAACACTACAGCTAGTTTTACAACAACATTAAAAACTACTTATGATGGATATGCCAGTGGGAAACTAAACTCAACATTTACAGCCGCTCAACTTAATACAGCAGTAACTGATAATGATGTAGCTTTTATTAATGGGGGAAATACTTTCAACGGAAATCAATCATTCACTTGATTATGATGATATTGAGTTAGATTGACACCAACTACAGATTGAACATGAGCAATAATATATATAACAAACGCAGCGAATAGTAATGTATTATTTGAGATATCTGCAAGCTGAGTAGTTTTTGCAAAATGAGTATCTTCATGATCAAGTATTAATCTAGCAAACTGAACAGATCTAAATACTCACCTTACATGATGAATATTTGATGTACAAAATGCATCTAATAAACCCAGTGGAAGTGACTCATATGGATTTGTTGAAACATTAGTTTGGTGAAATAATAATACATATGCTGTACAGAAGTATTATAATTTATGATGATGAACTACTCCAAAACTACGGATAAGAAAAAGAGACGCATGAACACGATGATCATGGGTTACAATAGTTTAAATACATCATCTTGCCCCCTAGTTGGGGGCGGACATGATTTATTTGATATTTACACATGACACGAGTTTCACAATTATTTAAGGTTAGTACATTAAGTATATGAGGCATAATCTGACTTAAGTTGTATGGTTTAGAGTTTGCTATCAGTGCTTTTGTTTTAGTGATGTTTTTATCTATCATTGATACAATGGTATGACTTTATATAGCTAGATCTAAAAAGATTGTATCTAGCAGAATATGAGCTGATTGATTATTTAAGAAAGTTGTCTGGCTTTTTTTAATTGCCGGATCTATTTTATTCATGGGGAATATGTCACATGTAGTAGATAACAACAGTGTAACGATCGCAATGAGTGCTTGAGTAATGTTTTTGATTGCTTTTCGTATGCTATTTGAAGTAGTTTCACTGGTGGAGAACTTGGCTATTATATCTACAACAGAAGAGAGAAAAAGCCTTGATTGGATTGCTAGAATATTACTAAAAATAGTATGAATTGGTCAGAGTCAAATCGAAAAGAAGATTGAAAGATACACAGTAGAATAATCTATTGCAATTAGATATTTTAGGAGTATAATTGATTATGATTACTTGAGTTATTATATTTACTGGTCGGTTGGCGACTATTACAAATCAGTACGAAACACCTTATTGTGTAGCTCATGCATTTGCAACGTGCGGGTCATTTTACTGATATGATAGTAAACCTGAAACATATATAAAACAACTATGATTAACTAATAATTGATATAATGTAGATAATTTACCACAGGCACTATATAAAATGAGAGTATCGAAACGCAAACGATACACACGAGAAAAAACAATAGAACAACTAAATAAGTGACCAATATTACTTAATATAGCAGATAAAGAAGTTGAAATATTTAGCTGACAGACTATTAAGCGGCACTTAGTATGTGCAATGTGATATGATAATAATTATATTTATATTGCTAATTCATTTGGTACTGGACGAGGTTATAAAGGTTATGGTAGGATAGCAAGTTGAGATATTAATCTTGTAAGTATACAAACATTATGATCGAAAATATTGACCCCCAGCTTGATTACATTAACCGAGAGAAAAGAAAACTCTCTAGGATCAGGGCAAGCGGTCAAATCACCTACTATCAACAAAAGAAATACGAGAAAGAGATTTTCAAAGCCCTTAGACTAGACATGAGCATGAGAAACCTCGAACGTACAATCAATATGATTAACTTCGAGCTTAGTTCTTCATTAAATAGATGTTAGATAATTTTGATAAATTCAACTTTTGAATCATACTAATTTGTATATTAGGCATTGTGCTTTGAATAATACAGCTTTTAATTCATACCCTTATTTGATAATGGAAAAACTACTCAATATTCAAGTATCATGACCTATTGCACCTGAAAGGGTGATTACAGAACAACAACTAGCAGAAGTACTAAAACTAGCAAATGATGAATGGATAATTGAGAAAGTAGACGCTACCAAATGGGATACAAGTATGAAGAATAAAGATCATGATGGTATTATGATAGCAGAGAACTACAGGGTAAACATTACTGCTAGACCTAGAGTAAGTGAGACACAGAAGACTATTGTAGAGCTATTAGATTGATATACCCCACCTATCCGAGATATAGATGAAATAGTGAGAAACTCAAACAAGTTATGAGTTATTGAGGCTTGAGATCTACATTACGATAAGATCGGTGGTAAGTGAAACATTGATAGTCAGGATAAAAGAACCATCCAAGCAATCAAAAGATTAACAGATAAACTACTTATTAATTGAGCAGATGAGTTAAGATTTGTAAGTGGTTGAGATCTATGGAATTCTGACATTAACTATAAGACTACTAAGTGAACAGAGCAGCAAAACAATATGAAAGAAAAAGATAGCTGGAAGCGTGTTACAGACTTATATTGTAATATCTTAGATTATCTTTGACAACAAACTAAAACATGAGTTAGAATAGTACCTTGAAACCATGATTATGTGAAGTCCCATTTCTTCCATCATATGCTAGAGAGATTATTTGAAAACCACCCAAATATTGAAATCATGTGAGATTGTAAACCAAGACAGTATGAAAAATACGGAAGCCATCTACATTGACGAGATCATGGTGATGCAGTAGCAGAAAAACAGATCCCAGAGTTAATGATTAGTGAGAACCCACAAGGTTGAATAAAGACAAGATGATTTAGTAGATTTGACAAACACAAAGAGCGAACACATAGAGTATGAGGTGTAGTAGTAAATCAGAGATGAGCAGCATGAGAACTATGAGAATGGAATAAAAGATATTGAGTTGATCAGGTTAACAATACAATGTACTGAACTATTATTGATAAAAAAACCTGACCTGAATTAGAAATAAGAGAACATCGCTAATGCAATTAGAAATACGAACTACTAATTATTTGGATAGTCTACAAGATCAATTTGTAGATTTCCCCATAATTAGAAAAGAGATCAAAGAAGTATTGGAAAATAATGATTTACCATTAACTAATAATAATGAATAGATTTATTTGAATACTAACTATTCTGACTTGTATCTTGTTTTATTTTCTTGGTAAACAATCTGTAGCTATTCCAAGATGTGAACCTATGAAACAAGTTGAGATACGAATACTAGAAGAATCAAAAAAAGAACTCCCTAAGACTGGGGCTTTTAATTCTAACAATAAATAATGTTACTACATAACGACTACTTAATTCTTAGACTAACAGAGAAAGTACAAGAATCACCACAATACTGATTTCAGTGTGTTGCTCAAGTAAAAGACTACTCGCTACAAGTACATGGTATAAAGCTATGATCTTTTGGATGATCTGCAAGGAAAGCTACCTATAAAAAGGGTTGAACATTTGACCCAGCACTACGACACAAGCTAACACCATGACCAACAGTAAGAGCAGAGAGATGAGACATTATAGTGATTAATGCTTTTAAGTGAAACCCTGACTGACATGTGTGAGTAATCCATAAACAAATTGATTGAGGTTATTATATCATATCTCAAAATGCAAAAACATGAGATTGATCCTGATATTGAGAAGATGCAATCATGGTGCAGTTTCATAAGTGGTGACAATATCCAGTACTAAATTTCTATAGGAAGAAATAATTGACATATTATAATAATAATGTGAACGTAACGAGCGTTTTTACTCACAAGGTATAATATATACCCTACAATGTAGAATATAAGCCTTAGAATAAATAACCGCTAAGATAAGCCCATATCAAGCCACTATACTAGTTATAGTGGTTTTTAATTACTTGTAGATAGATTTTATATTAAATAACTTGCAAAACCTCATGTCTTTACTATAAATCAATCTTGGGTCCTAAACCAATTTTGAATTATATTCAAAACACTAAATCTCAATTTATTTTTCTTGGCTATATGTGTGTAGTCTTGTAAAAGTTGTGAGATTTTTAGTTATAAAAAAACCCACACTAGGTGGATTTCTTTGGTTGTATAATTTTTGACCATGATTTTTTAGTGCATATCTCATCCATAGTCCATCAAGCTCTCATCATCTCTTTAGCTCTCTTTGCTCTTGATATTACAGTAGTAGCACTAATCTGCTTTCATAATTCAATTCGTCTATCAATTATTTTATCTACCATGATAATCATTTATAAAATATTTTTTCTTTATGGTCTGTATGTTTTCAATCTTTTTTAGACATTATATTTCATTTACCTGTATCAATTTCTTTCCGTCAGTCTCTACCAATATAACTTGATATAAATATAGGATTAGTTTTTGATTTCTCCTCTGCTCGTTCTCGGAATGCTACTGAGTCAAACATTCATATTTTATATTGATGTGAATTTTCATATGGAGGATCACAATATATAACATCTCCTGCTGGTATATCTAAATCCCTATAGTCTTTATTATGTAACTCTAGTCTCTCTAGGCTCTGTAGTCTCTCTAGGCTCTGTAGTCTCTCTAGTCTCTGTAGTCTCTCTAGCTGATAATTCTGTGCATCAAAATCATCTTTATAATTTCATAATTCTATTCAATCTAATGTTTTTCTACTAATTATTTTATGTCTTAATTTATTTCTTGGATAATCATCATTTAAATAATCTTCATAATCTCGCTCCATATATATCCTATATTCTGTATTATCTCTAAGTTTGAATATTCTACTTTCTGTCATTAGATGCAATGTATCATCAAACTCTTGTTTATCTTTTATATCTTTGAAGTGTATTTTATGTAGTAATTGTTTTCGAAGCTCTATATCTTTTCAGTACATATAACAAGACATATTATTTCAGAAGCTATAGCATAACAATATAACATTATCTATTGGGGTTTTATGATCCTTATTTTTTATTTCAATAAATTCTTCTCTTGTTATAAATCTTTTTTTCAGTTCTTTAATATTCAATTCTCCATTACACAATGCTTTGAATAGATTGTATATATCAGGATCGAGCTCATTGTAGTTAATCTCATTGTGAAATCAAGAATCAAGACAAGCCAAAGATACTGCTCATCATCATCAAAATATATCCCATACTGGCAAATATTTCGGCAAAACTTTCAGTATCAGATCTACAATCCTTGATTTACTACCTTTATATGGTATTCAATATCTGCTCATTATGACATATAAGTAGTAAAAGAATTATCATTTAATATATTCCGTAACATATTAGCACACTTAGATTCGCTTATCATATTAACCTCATCTATAGTCCATCCAGCTCTTATCATTTCGTCTGCTCTTTTAGCTCTAGAGAATATAGTCGTTGCACTAATTTGTTTTCATAGTTCAATTCGTCTATCTATTATTTGGTCTATCATGGTATCTATACAAATAAAGACTTGGTAACTGTAGATAATCTCTTATTTATTACTTCAATATATTTAGGTTCTTTTTCTATTAAGATATATTTTCTTCATAATTCTTTACATGCAACTCATGTAGTTCAAGATCAAGCAAAACAATCAAGGACTATATCTCATTCTTTTGAGTAGTTTTCTAATATTCGTCTAAATAATGGTACTGGTTTTTGCGTTGGGTGTTCTCTAAATTCTTTATTAGCCATATCTTCTTGAAGCATACCATTTCGAGTCCATTTAAACATCCTCACTGCAGTATTAAAGTTAGTCCAAGCTAACTCACAATCAGCGAAGTTTCAGCTGTTGTTTTTATCTCGGACAATTCGGCAAGAGCTATCAGGTAAGTCAGAGCTAAAATAATTTCATCAAAAAATAATTGCATTTTTACTTATTCTTTGTATCTGTTCAAAGTATTCTCTACTTGGTCTAAATTGATCTCGATTATTAAATTCTCAATAATCTTTTACTTTAGCTAACTTTCCCCCCCCTACTTTTCATTTTATACCTATTCAATACGGTGGATCAGTAAGTACTAAATCTATACACTTATCAGGCAATGTTTTCATGTATTCTAAGCAATCTCACTGTATTACTATATTTGTTTTCATTACTCTAATAATTCAGATAAAAGTAGATCAATTTCTTGTTGGTCGTCTTTGTAATTTCTAAATACATAAGCATCAGGATAACAATGATTAATATATTTATCAAACATTTCCTTAAAATCGGGTTCTTGATAAATAGAAAATAAATCTGTTTTATAATTACCGATAGGTTCATTTAGATAAATAACATGATCATAGCTTTTAGTATAGATAGGTGGATTAATACTTTCAATCATACCTTTGTCTTGTAGTTTCATAGCATAGATCCAGTTATCTAGTGAGGTGCGATCTACTAACAGTAGTTTAAGGTCGTCTCTTGTTTTTTTTAACCATTCAATCTCCATTACTCTTTCGGCTTCTCTATAGTGGATAATATCCTGAAACTCTTGAAAAGAAATATTCTCTCAAGGCTTACCATATTTATCCATTACGTCCCTTGCGGTTTCTCATAGGATCTTTACTCATTGTTCGTTTTGACTTCTAATCAGTGTTGATTTTCAAGTATTTTGTAATCAGGAGATTGCGATTGTTTTCATAGTCGGTAAGCATAAAGTGATAAAGTGGTTTTTTCTGTTGCTCAATCGTCATGTCGATCAAATACTAGATCAGGTGACATTTGATATTTCATAGCTACATACATATCATAAGGAGTCCAGAATTGATCATTTATTTGGCAGGTTCAAGCGTCCTCACCAATCCAATAACCATCTCCAGAATCATATCACATATATGGGATAAACTGTTTTACTAATTCATCGCAACAAGCCTCGTATAGTTTTATATAGTCCATGCCTAGTTAATAAATAAATCAAGTTTTGATACATTATACGATGTATCTCGTTTAGTGTTTTCTAATGTAAAGTCTCAAAATACATCTTTTCTCGTGAAGTATAGATCATCACTACATCTATTTTTGTTATCATCTCGCCATCATTCAAATGTAGATCGTTTAGGGTCGTATGCTATTCACATATATCAACTACGATAGTATTGAGGGTGATTTTCATTATCGCATCTACTTTTCATAGTTATTCGTATTCTATAAGCTCTCGATTTATGCAATCAGTGAGTTCATCTTTCACATCAACAACTCTTAATCTTAAATAGATTAAAGCTCGCAGTCTTACTAACCTTTCAACAGTCGCACATATAGTCAGCCATTATATCTCCCCTATAATTCTTATGGGTTCAAGTAACCACTACAGATCAATATCTCTTTCAGATTAAAGACTCAATCTCTCATTTCTTCAAGCATCAACAATCCATATTATGTCAGTTCTTTAGTCAATCTAATCTTCTTTCTACTGTATTACCACAATCACAAACACATTGCGCATATAATCTATTCCTACCATTAGTAGGCTTTTGATATTGTTTTATGACTGTGAGTAATCAGTATTTCATTAGAATGGTGCAGTTCTTAAAGCAATAAAAGCAAGTGTTAGTATAATTCCCACTACAAATAGCATCATATTTAGTTGGATATTCATTGGGTAAGTTTTATGTAAATAAATTATATTCCTTCATATCATTATAAAATAAAACTCATATTAATCACCAAACAAATCAAAACATAACTCAAGTGCCAATAAATAAACTCCTATCTCCTTCGTCTATAAAAATTAAACTAAAGTCTAGTGATGTATATGCAATGCAAAATCGTGTTAATAATAATCGTATTAGAAATGTAGCAATGAATATTATTAGATGTTTCATTTGGTAAGTTATAAGTTATAGGTTAAAGTTCACAAGTACCGTCTTGTACGAAACGATGAGGTAGGTTTTTAGTGATAGTTTTACACTTATTTGCTATCTTTAGTCTCTCCCCTTTGATAGTGTTTTTGTGTTCGTCTATTTCCATAATAGTAGCATCTACTGTATTGTCTAGGGCTGACTCATACATATTTACTTTTGTTACTAATGTATATAATACAAAACATAGAAATAAAATAAGACACGCTACAAATCATACGGTTACTTTTTGGATATTTGTCATTTTATTGATTATTATTACAGATAAAAACTTTGCTGTCCTGCTTAATTCAAAAGATTTCTAGTAGTTGTCATAAAAAGCTATCCAACTGTATATAGTCTCATTTCTTAGCATTTCATACCCAAGTACACTCTGGTTTGTGGGTTTTAACTGGTTCATTTATATTATCATCTAGTGGTGGATTGTACAGTGGTCAGTCATATTTAAGTGCCTGTTCTTTTAGCTGTTTAAGTCTTTGGTTTACATATTGCCTTTTTGTTATTCATGGAGAATACTGACTATCTGGATTAGCTCTAGGTCATACGATATAACCAAACAACTGATTAAATCAGAAATTACAACCATTGTACATCTTCTTATGTGTAATTAGATATAACTTGTCATATAGTCAATCCTCTACAGTATTATATATTGGTCGTGTACATACTCAATCTGCACAAGTTGTTCCCTTTATAGGCTTTACTTGCTTGTGGTGTAGAGATCACCAATTATTAGTTTTGTATCAGACTGTTCTTTGTTTATAACCTCATTCATTGATTGCCAAAGCATAAGATAATGCTCATAATGATACTGGAGTACCATCAATACTACATTCATAGTTTCAATAATCGTTTTGAAAGCTTTGTGAAGCGTTCTTGATTTCTGAAACTAGATCATTTGCGGAACTCACTCAAACAAGACTAAACATGATGATTAGTCAGATTACAAATTTCATCTATAAGATTAAGAATAAATATCCCATAATGGGTCAGACTAACAACGTAGTCTATATATGGCAACGGATGGATTCGAACCACCTCTGTCTCTCGACTCCTAGTGTACAGCTAGGACAGCATCCAACTACTACTCGTTACCAGATATAGACCAGTTATTATACTAGTCGGTTATCTAACTTCATATTAGCTACTGTGATTAATCTCAAGAATTGAAAGTATTATAAAGAATAATCATGTTCATACAAATATCCATCATATTTTGTTACCCATATCTACAGTTGATAATCATGATACAAATTGGATAATTCAGCAGATAAGTTTAATCATAATACAACATAATAATAAATAATAAATAGTTTACTCATTCCACATTACCCGCAGACTATATATTGGTCATAGTAATGCTCTAATCATGTAGTGTCTTCTTCGTTTTCTGCTTGTCTGAATAGAGGCGTATATTAACATATACATAACATGGGCAATATGGATAATAAGATATAAAAACAATAAGAATGTCATGATGTAATTTATAATAAATAGTTTAGGGATAATTAGTTAGTCTGACTTATACAGTCATTGTTCTACTAAAGATTGCTTCAGTTTATTTCACAATTCACTTGCTCACTTTACTACATCTTCAGATATTAGTTCGATATATCTATTTGCTATTTCAGGTCATACATTAAATGAAAAACTATTTTTTTCTCAATTCTTAAACTCAACCTCTCATGTATATTTGTCTTTATTCTCTCAATAATCGCAAAATCTAATTCTTATGGAGTTTAAGTATCGTTGTTCGTTCATCACATCAATAATAATAAAATAAAATAATATAGTCTAACCCTCAATAAAATATGTGTTGTCTCAATGTTTTTCGATTTCCATTTGCTTTCTACATGGTCGGCAAATTCCAGTAACTACTCAATGTTCACATATTTCAGACATTTTCTTTTTCATTGCATCTCTCATTATTGATCTATTTGTTATCTTTTTCTTATTTTTCTTTGCTCTATTTTTACATTCAATTTGGTATTTATTCATCAATAATTTTAATAAAATGTAAATGTTGTATCTCTGGTATGCTTTGGTGTTCTGTAGAGTTTATTTGTACTGTGTATCAATCTTGTACTCATTTATTGATAACTCGATATAGACCTACTATGTCTCTATAAAAATAAGTAATATGCTCAACTTCTACTTTTTTGTTACAGCACATATCGTATGGATAGTCATTATCATGAACATAATATGGATATTCTTCAAGATAATCGTTTATATGTTTCATAAAATCTTCCTTTTTTTCTGGAGTAATAGTGTAGTCATAAGATCTTCGGTACATGGATAGTATTGATAAATTATAAAGTCTGAATTATTGTTTGCATAATACTTTCAGTGATTTTACAGCTTTATGTGCTTTGATCTTCTTAAATCACTTAGAGTTTTTATGCTCCATAATAGCTGATTCAAGTCTGAAACAATCCATATCACTTGCTGATGTCATCTCAAACAATCAAGCTGTAATAGTAATAATTCAAATAATAACAATAGTAATAATAGCTTTTGTAGATGTCATAGTTGGTAGAATTAAAGACTAAAACGGCATTCATATTCAATTTGATCTTCTCTTACTGGTTTACTAGGCTTAGTGAGAAATAAGATAATTCTTTGTAGTCTATTGATCTCTTGTCTGTACCTTTTTTTGAGATCTCATTGAGATTGTTTTTCTAGTTCTTCGTACTTAGTTAGAGCTTGGCGAATGTTTTGCATTAGGTAGAATTAGTATTAAAGTAAGATCATTATACGGATTATTTTCTAAATTACAATAGATTTTTTGTAGATATAGAGTAAAGCCAGTCCACAAGTACAATCAAAATTATTTTAATACTCTTTTTTGTGCCTCAATAATGAAATCATAAGCTTCAATAATTCTATTGTAGTAGTTTTTAGTAATGTTTGTAGTACCTGAAATTCTTTGATGTATGTCAGCAGGAGTTACAGCCATGACTTTTGCAATCTTTGAAACTGATATTTGTTCTATCCCTGTTCCTATTTTCTTATTAGGATCTGTCCTCATTTCTTCTGGTGTCATTTATTCATGTATAAGTGATAAATCAATAGTATTCTGACTTTGCTGGTTGGCTTTCCTTGAGGACTGGAGTGTTATAATGAATTGCCCTATAGCTTCGATCTCTCAATACATACCTCTAGTTTTAGCCTTAGCAGAGCGATAAGATCAATATAATTCTTCTGATCTATCCTTGGCATATCTATCAGCCTCGCTATCTGTAATCCTGCGTCAGTCGTCTTTGTATTTTCTTTTGATCTCTACATAAAAAGATCCCCTTGCTTTGTTATATTCTTCCTCCAGTCAGTTAGATAATATGTCATATTCTTTTACTAGTCTTGATAGTCTCCGTTTTATTCTTGCAAGAGCTACTATATCATCATCAGTATGTACTGATTGACTGATTATATTGTCTGCGAGTTCGTATAGGTTATCTTCGTTCATATTATAATAATAAATAAAATCTGACTTTAATTGTAGATAGTGATAGACAAGGTTTGACTTATAGAATATGTATACACCCTACGCTTTCAGATGGTACATTTAGTGCGAATCTACTCGCCCTCAGGCTATTCTGCTCTCACTTTAATAAATAAAGCGACCATACACGGATCACTGTCCGAACTACCACCACCTACAATTAGAGCCAGTAAGGCTCAATTAAAATAATACGTCTTCAATTTCTTCTTCTTGTGGCTCACTAATAACCTCTAACTTCCACAATGATAGTCAGTTATATAGCTTGCCATTATAGCTGTTAGCTCTTCCATTGTATGTAATAGCAACTTCTGATCCAATAGGTAGTTTCTCTACTAAATCAACCTTATCCTTAATAGCATCAATAACGAGACTATCTTTGTACTGTTTTTGTCAGACTTCTTCAATCATAAAAGAAATCTTCCTAACTGCATTTTGCCCTACTTCAACTACTGGTGTTTTTTCCTTAATCACTCCTTGAAAATTCATAACATAAAATAATAATATAATAAATAGTGTCTATAACACTTTTACATACCATACTCGCCTATTCTACAATGCTGTATGATATGTGAAAGAGCAATAAAGCTCTAGGATAATTTAGGAGTCTGACTTAGTCTAAGTATGCTCATTGTGGTCATGGGCTATAGCTTGGATCTTTTCTCAATTCTTTCATTGCTTTTCTTATTCTATTTTGTTCAGGGTCAAAACACATTTCATAGATATATTCTTCTGCCTGACTAAGTAATCATTGAAAATCAATTTTTTGTGTTTTGTCCCAATTAGTTAAAACAAATTGACACTTTCATACTTGCTGTATATTTCGTCAACATATAGTTATATTACTCATCTGTTTTATATAAATAATTAAATTTAAACAATGTTTTTTTGATTTCTGTTGTTCCAATATCTAATCATTTCTTGATTGCTTCTTGCATATCTGCGTCAGGTAAGTAACGCTTGATATACATAGATTGCTCAAAGTTTGGATTATACGCTACAAAGTCGCACCATTCTCCACCAGTTACTAATAGTTGCATTTGTATTTGTCGCTCATACTTACTATCAGCTTTTTGACTTAATAGTGTATCGAGGTGAGTTGGATTGTCTTGACATTTGATCTCAATGAGTCAAACGATCTTATCTCAATCAAATATAACGCCATCGGGGCTACAACCACTATAATCATCATAATCAACAAATCATACCTCAGATACAGTCAATCAAGTCTCTAATTCATAGAGTCATCTTGCTGTAGCTTCGTGTTCGTGTCAGTGATCTGTGTAAGCGTTTTTTATACCACTAATTCAAGTTTTGTTTGCAATACGATCAGCAACTACGGTTCTAACGTAAGTATCTAATCATTTTCAGCAGTTACCAATAGCTTGTGCGTGTGATGCTGTCATTTTGCCTCTTCTACACTCTAGCCATTGTTCTGTTCCTTGTTCGCAGTAGTGGATCATTTTAATTTATTAGCGTGAGAAATAAAATAGTCGTCAATTTCTTTTCATAATCATTGATTTTTTTTCTTTAATTCTCTTAGGTCTTCAATGTTAGTAATACTATCAATTATGTCTCTTAGATTTGGTTCGATATTTACTAGTTCAAGATCGCTTTGAGTATTGTCTTGTTCTTCAATTTTCTCATAAATATCATTGAAGTGCATTTTACACGCTTTTTTCATTACTGTTTTTATACACATTTCAGCAAACCAAGCATTCCAAATAAATTGGGTCTTTGCTACTCTCTTGTGTTTTTCTAAATCTTTAATTCAAAGCGTAGTAATAAACTCTCCTCTATTGTTCTTAATTACTACATATACTCAGATAATATTCTCATCTCTTGGAGAAAATGGGTCAGCAATAGTATGTGTATAAGTAATCTTTCAGCTATCTTTACCTAACTTAAACTCATCTCACTTATGTATAAGATCAATATCTATTTTGCTTTCAGGATAAGCGAGTAGCATTTTGTTTTTATACGCCACATAGTCATAACTAATACCATTATTACCAATCGTGATATGAACTCAATCAAATACCAATCATTCATTAGCCACAAGATTATACATTTTAGCAAATTGATCTTCTGTGTAATCTTTTGCGAAATAATTGACTAATTTTCAATCTTTTGTAGCTGTTTGCAATTTATAACAATAATCAGCAAACTGTATCGCATTTTGATCTTCTCATATAATTTTTAGTAGCTTTGATTTTTCTATAGTCATTTTATAAGTTTTTAGTAAAATAGATAAGATGTACCTTTGATATAGTTTGTGAGCCTGTGAGTAATTTTATAGATGGAGTTATGCGGTGTTTCTCGACATAAAACTACATACTAAATAAGTCAGACTATAGA